AGGTTGCATATATTCATTGCCAGAAATTGTAACTGTTCCTCTAAGTACATTGGATCTATTACGCGTAAGAATCATAGATGCATAGGGGCCACATTGTGAGGCAGGATCAGTTAAAAATGGAACCTTAACTACTGCGGGTTCTTTAAACCCATAATTTCGCCACATGTCATAATCAATAGCAATAGCCGTAACTAAAGCATTGCCTCCGCCAGGGAATGCGTTTAATCCAGGTGGCCCCTCATTTTCTTTAAAGTAATCTAAAGTACCTTGTACTTCTACTGATGTCCAAGGAGGCGGATTCTCAGAGATACTCATATTTCTAATTTGCGGCCTTCTGATTACATATCTTGTACCTGAGCCTGGACCATAATCATCATATGACTCATCTTCAATCATATGTTCATATACTTCCGGTATGTATGAGCTTCCAAATAAATTAGGATTTAAAAGGCTATTGCTAGTTGTAGAGTCATCATCAAGTGATCTATATTCGGCAGCATTTTTAATAGCATGATAAAATAGCTTAATAGCTGACTGCCACTCTTGAATATAGCTAGTAAGATCGCTAGTCACTTTAAATAAATCAATAGTCTGTCCCGTAGAAACCTCTATTGGTTGATTCGGGCCCGAAGAAGTTAGATAATCTTTACTAACAATTCTTTGACCAGATTTCATATTGATTCTAGAAATAAGATTTTGTACTATACTGCTTTGAAAAATAGATGTATTAGCTGAAGAATTTGTATTTACACCTTCTAATGCCTGATTCTGTGCTTGAAGTGCTTGTACCAATACGCTGTACCTTTCAGAGTTACCAAATAGTTGCTTAGTAATAATACCTCCGGCAACAATCCTATCATAATCAGAAAAAGATTTACCGACAGTGTTATCCCTAGCCTCTTGGTTAGCCTGAGATACTAGATTATTAATGTCAGTGATATCACCAGTAGAATTGGAAACAAAATTAAAAGTTCCACTTTTGGCACTAGTAATCAAATTATCAGCCAAAAAATCAGCAGCGGCCAAATCCCCATCATCATCTAATGATGGATAGTGTCCTAAAATAGCGCAATCAAGTCTTATTTGATCTTCGATAATTTCTATACGATTTTTTAATGTAGTCAGTTGGTCAGTGAATAGACTATTCAAAAATTGAGGAAAGATTTGAACACCGAGTACGTTTTTTAAGTATATCATACGATAAAAAACTGAACTTGGCATTCTATTATATTGTGGAGGTCTAACACGAATATGACCTTGTGTATCACAAAAGACTTCTAAGTTAAGAAGATCAGCAACATTGATGATTTTTTCACGTACTGATGTAAACTCATTGCTGTACATCTTGATACCATCAGATAGTGATTTATTAAAAGCAGCAATATCATAATCGATATCATAGTAATCGTCAACGATAAATAGGTTTTTATCTTTGTTGCCCCTTACGTCATAAGACATTCTTCGTGTTAGGTAATTAGTCTGTTTACGTAATTGCTTGCGAGCTTTACTATCAGATGGATCTTGTTTGCCATCAACTAGCGCATTACTATCAAAAGATGAGGAGATATCAGTTGCATTAAAAAAGCTTGCATTAGCCTCTTCAATACTGGTTAGCGTATCATTGATATCACTTTTCACGTTATTGATCTGGGCTGTTATTTCTTCCATCTGTCTTGCATTATCAGGAATTTCAGCATCAGTAATCTTTGTAGACAAAACGTTAACGGCGCCTAAAGCGGTCATAACTTTTTGTAAATCTGCAAGCTTTCTAATCTTACCATCTAGATCGGAATTTAGATTGGTGACGCTCATCTGTGCCTGCATCATTTGTGCAACAGCAGATTCATTCATAACCAAATTTTTGAAAGGTATGAAATTGCCCCATAACGAATTTCTCTTTGATAAATCATCCTTCAATGATTGGATAAATGAATGTGAAGCATTTTGTTTGCTTTGGGGGTCTCCACTAAAACCATATAGTGTGGTAGCTGCCCTATAAAATGTTGCATAGTTGTATGGAATGCCTGTGATAAGAAGAGATAATACATTCATAACATCTAAGCCAGCGAATGGCTCAGCATAAATATTCGGGTTTCCGACTAAACTTGGATCATTTAATTGAGAGCCTGCTCCAAATTGAACAAACACCCCTATTCCTTGTTTCCATTTGTAAACAAGACCATCAGGCGCATAGAAAACTCGTGTTATTAAACCAGTACGTGGGTCATAAGTTTGATCCTGAATATAATTACTAGAGGTAGCTTTCTGTCCTGCTAATGAGCCTAATTTATATTTAGGAATAGAACCGGCTCCCGTTTGTGATAACAAAAACATGTTTTCATCAAGAAGCTGAGGAGTATTATGTGGATCCGCATTATTTAAAGTTACACTATCATAATTTGATTTGAATGGCGTTAGTGGATCAAATATCATACCATTGAAAGCATCAGCTCCCGGTTTGAAATTAACTTTTCCTTGATCAAAATATGCCGTATTATCTTTGCCGGTAACTTCGACTGTAAATTTTCCATTGGACCAAGTATCGACTGCAGACTCAACAATTCCACCGAAAACATGAGTTCCTTCTTTTTCAGTGACGAACTGGCTTCTAAGAGTGGCCCATAGATAGCTAGGAAATTCCTCTCCAACAAACATGGATTTTTCAGCAGCGACTGCAATATTAGCAGACGGATTAAACAACGTATCAGTTGCGTTAGTGATAGCGGTTAACGTATTATTGATGTTCTGCAAAATTCCAAAACCACTAAACATCTGGGTCAAGCCAGATAAAATTTTGTTATCATACTGGCTTTTTGAACTCATATAAATATGGACAACGTCCATTGGTTGCACAATTAGTTTTCCCGAGAAATTGAAACGCAACTTCTTGCGTGCATAATTATACGACTTATTGTTTGCAGTAAAGTTGTTCGCCGAATTAGAAATTAGCGTTAACTGATTGAAAATTGTTGCAATGATCGTTTGAAATGCTTCAAGTTCTGAAGTGGCATGGGCTCTGGTTACTGCACTAGTTTTCCAAGGAAAACCATCATAACCGGGACCAGTATCTAATCCATCATAACCTGCAATATCTCCGCCTCGTAGAAAACTATCGTTAACATCAACGCCATCATTTCCTCCTAGACTCAAAGAACCAAGAGGGTTATAGGTGAATTGAATCTCGACACCCAAGCGATCAATAATTGCCCTCACTCTTTTACCTAGAAGGGTATCAGGCTCTACTTTAAAAGTAATTGGACTAGCATTTCTAGCACTACGAGTTACATTAAGCTGTCTTTGTTGATTCTGAATTACCTGATTAGCACTGGTAACGCCAAGTTGAAAAGTTTTGTGATTATAAAACATATTGGTAGCGTCACTCAGAGCTACCTCAATATCGTAATCTGTAATTAACATTGCTTCATAAGGATCAGAAATGCTAATATTGAAACTTCCTGGCTGTTTTAAATCTACACTTGTAGTGGTGTTAATGCTAGTAAAATTAGTAATTTCGATAGTTCCAGTACCTGTAGCAAATGTAGACTGAAACATATCATTAGCATTAGTAATCCAGGTAGTATATGGCGATGTTTGATTGTAAGCGTATAAAGTTCTTAATCTGTCTACAACTTTAATAAAACTTCCAGCATCTCCCTTATTAAAAGGATTGGATCCTGCAGGCAAAATACCAAACAAATTACTACCGCTACCGAATCCAGTATTGAGCGAATCAGTTAACGAAATAATAAAAGGAACTAATTGATTAGAAATGTCTCCAACAGCAGCAGTTATTTTTTGTATCTTACTAAGTTGCTCTAATGCGCCTATTTGAACGCACTTATTCTTAAATAGGACGCGTAATGCTTTATAATACAGCTTCTCATCTGCATCCATAAAATCAGGTCTATAGTTTTCGGCTATAGAAGAAAACATCCTCTTTTTAAATAGAACTGTAGCATTAGGCTCTTGCCAAAGTGTTTCAAATTGTTTTGGATCTGTATTATAAGGATTCTTTCTTAAATAACCTTCTTCAACATATCTTCTTTCGGCAGATTGATCAAATCGAGACGCAAAATCTCCTAGAGAACCATACTTTACATTTTGTCCGTCTATTACGGCATCTAAAGTATTGTTAGTATTTTCTCCTAGGTTAAATTGGCTACTGATTGCATCGCCTAAATCACTTAAAAAACTCATAGAAGTCCTTGTATTGCCCCCACTATACCACCTATACCACCAGGATTTTGAACTGTAGCAACACTTGCGTTTGTATTAAGCTGTGTTTGCCCGCTGAAAGAACTACTAAGATTTGGATAAGAAGATTGACCAGACGCCAAACCATCTCTGGGTGAATTGTGAAATGGAAAGTAATTGGTTCTATAACCTCTTCTCTGAGTAACTGTAAACGTCATTTGATAATCAAATAAGAAATTGTCGGCTCGTTCAGTAATAGTCATATTCTCAAAAAATCCTCTGTACACCCAGCCATTATAAAACATTTCAACGGCAAAAGCTAGAGAGGCTAGAGATGGCACATTTCGTGCCGATAGGTGATTATTAGGAGAATCTAGCCCTAAAACACTACCTAGCAAACCAGCACCACTAGCCGTAGCAGTCGCAGCGCTTACTCCAGATCCCAAAAGACCAGCTACGCTATTTCCAATTGCACCGCCGATGCCTTGAACTAAGTTATTGGCTAAGTCAGCCGCAGCGTTATTAGCTGCTAGAGTTAAACCAACTGCATCAAAAGCGTATTGTTCTGCACGATAGATTTCGTACAACATATTGATGCCTTCAATACCAGAACTACCAGTAGTTCCAGAAATATTGAGAGTGCTTAATTCTTCTCCCCAATATTGTAAAGTATATCCTCCCTTAGTTCTTTCCTTAGTGATTAACTTTTTATGAGAGTATGTGATGTTTTGAGGATTGATATACATACGTACTGTTCCAAATTGAGGAACGAACCACGTAATGATGTTTCTGCCAATTTTTCCAGCTACTGCTGGAGAAACTTTCTTATATGGCAATCCAGTTCCATCGGCAGAAGGATTTGACGCGACTAAGAATCCATTAGATTCAAAAGAGGCTAATTGACTTTGTGTAAGAGGATTCGCTCCATTTAATGTGGCGGAGAGACTGTCAATACCACTGATTGCATCATCTAATGAAAAAGTTGCCATGATTTACCTTATTTATTTGGTGCCATAGATGGGGCACTATTAATATTTCCTTGTGCACTCTGGTGCATGTCTCTTCCACAATGCGGACATAATCCGGTAAAGTTAACTGTAATGCCAGAACCGGCAGCCAAAGTAACCGGTACTGGTTGATTTCCTCCTGCAGCGTGTACTCCTGGAGCGGCCCTAGTTCCAGTTGGAGTAGTTCCTGGAGCGGTAGTTCCCGTTGGAACAGCGGCACCAACTCTCTTGTAGGCAGGTTTAAAATCTGCGGCCTTACGCTTCTCAAGCTCATTATTCATATCTGTTAGAGCAGTGGGTTGTTCTTTTTCTGGTAATCTAAATAAAGTTTTAGCCTGACTGCTTGCAACTTCTTTTGCCGCTGTTGATTGAAGAGATGAAATAATTCTTTCAGTTGATTCTCTCTGTGCTTTTTGATCATCAGGCAATTTAGAAGTTTGCGCACGCCAGTCTTCTATTGACTTATTGAATCTTGCTTGAGCCTCTGCTATAGATTCTTGTTTACCACCAGATAGACTTTCTTTCAAACCTTTAACCGAACTTTGAACAGAAACAGGTAAGCTCTTTATCGTTACTCCAAGTTCCTTTAAGGCTTTATCGGTAGGAGACGCTTCACTTGGTGCCATGCCTCTTTCTTGGGTTGCACGTAATAGTTCCTGATTTTCTACGTTAATACCTCTACCCTCTTCATTAGCGGCTCCGGCTCCCGTTCTTGCGGCAAAACTTCTTTGTAAAGTAGTTAAGTTTGCTAAGCCAGCTTGTGCGGCCATTCTCTTAGTACTAATGTTAATTTCCTTTAATTCCGTATAAGACAGTTGTTCCATTTTAGCGCCTTGTTCAACCGCTTCACTAAGAGCAGTAGTAGCGTCCTTAACTGGTTTAGCTGTTTTACCACTTCTCATCGACTCTAAAAGGGCCTCTGCTTCCTCTCTTGTTCTAGCTTGTTTTCCAAGTGGGCCTTGTTGTAATATTTGAATTTGTCTAGTATATTGGGCCGCAGCAGATTGACTCTTAGTTGCCTCTTCAAAAGATACAATTGGACCTGTCATTTTTCTAATAGTTTCTTCTACCTTTTTTTGAACTCCAGCAAAATCTCCCTGCTTTATCATTTTGTCCATCTGGAATCCGCCCATTAAACCGCCGGGACCACCAGACATACCTGATACAAATGCTTGTTGAGCTTGATTCATATCTTTTATTTGTGCAGTATAGTTCTTATACATATCCAAAGCATTTTGAACTGGAACGCCTACGCTTTTTAATGAAGCAACATATTGATTCATAGACTCGGTCATACCTTGAGTCATTTTTTTAGCACCATCTTGCCCCATAGCAAAGAACTTAAAAGCATCTGCTGATCCCATTAATGCGGATCTAACATCATCAATTTGTGCTCCAAGAGTCTTAGAAACTGTACTTACGTTGGTAGTAAACTTAAGCGCATCCTCTAATGATGTTCCGTATGAAGAAACTGCTTTTTTCATATCCTCTAATACTTGTGTTTGATCTCTATGCGCACCTGTGGCATATTGAACGGCGGCTGTCAAAATATTCGTGGATCTACCAGCTATTTCCATACTACCCATTAACTCTTTGAGTCCGCCAGGCATCTTCATAATGGTACCCATTAACTTAGACATTACTTCTTCGCTTTCAATACCAGTTGCTTGCATAGCATCGTACATAACATCTTGTAATTTACCAGTAACATTATTCAAATTAGAAAGATCATCACCAACTCCATCAAATACACCACTTATTCCTTCAAATAAAGCTTCAGTATCACCGGCCTGTGCCGTAAGTTGGAAAAGAGCATTTTGAAATCTTAATGAATTATCGGCGCTCACCAACATTGCTTTAGCAGATTCCAATATTTTGTTTTTAGCCTCATCAAATGCCTTTGTAGCAGATGCTAACATTTCTGCACCGAGTGATTTTTTAGCAGAATCACCAGATTGCATAAGATTTTTAGCAGCAGCCGCGGCTTCGTCAAATCCTTTTTTAGCTAGGCCGTAAGCTGGGCTTTTTTCTAATATGTTCTGTAAATTTCCTACTTGCGAAGCAAAAGTAGATAATCTGTCCGTATCAACATTGGCAAAAGACTGAAATGCTTCTTTTGCGCCGATAATAGATGTTGTTAAAATACCAAACTTAGCGGCATCTTGTGATGTTAAATTGCCAATATTTTCTAACTTCCCACCTGTAGCAACAAAAGCCTCGCCGAGTGATTTGAGAGAGCTGCTAGCAGCGCCAAATATGCCGTTAAGCATTGACATACTTTGTTCTGATTTACTAGCAGCATCAGTAAAATCAACATATGATTGAGTAACAGCAGGATCAATCGGCTGAATATCTGGTGTTGTTGGTGGATCTTCTGGTGGCATTTATTAACCTTGAGTCTCTTTTAGTGCCGCCCTACGCTTTCTTTTGGGTAGCGGTTTTTCTGGCGTCTCACCAGGCATCGGTGGAAGCCCTTCCATAACCATTCTCATAGATTCTTCCATATCTTCATCGGAAGATTCATGAACATTTTCATTCATCATTTGCTGGACAGCCTCAGAATTCCAGAAGGAGCCCAATAGATATGCGTGATTTTTAGCTAGTTCAGCGTCATCACGATGGTCACCCAGCCACTGATAGTAAAGCCATAATTTCAGAACCGGGTCCATCTCAGTAATGAACGGGTCGATTGGTAACTTGCGATAAATCTTGCATAGTTCCCAAATGAATCGATGCTCCGGTTCATTTATTATTTTTTTAAGTCTTCAACAACCTCCTTGACCTGAGCCTCGGTCTTCGGATTGTACCTATCTTGCGCTTCCTTGGCCAAATTATTATATTCGTTGAACAGTCGAAGGAGGAGGGCGTGGTCCATCATCTCGATGAATTCTAAACGAGCGTCTAAATCATTTGAATTTACGAATTCGTTGATGTCGAGCCCGGCTACCATAGTCAAAGCGCGGGCCAATAATTGTTTTCTATTTTCAAAGATGAATTGCACAGAACCATCAAATTCAGCGCTAGCAACAACAGCATCTCTTAGCTCTTGTGAAGTTAACGTTTGGATCTTGTACATTTGACCACCAACTTCTACGTCTTTAGTCAAACGTGTCATACCAAGTAATATTTCAATCCTTCGTCTTGCTCCGTCTGATAATCTCTCTTTTCCTTCTCTCTTAGCCTTTTTAGCAGCTAAAATATCTTTTTCAA